GGCCGTTTGCAGCAAATGGACGCGTTTCGTTGCGCCACACAGATTATAGGGGAGACCAACCCCTAATAAACTGATGTGAAGACATTTACTGTCTCAATCTACGTAAGGGATTGAAAAACCCGAAAATCAATGAACCTGAGAAAACCAGGAGGTTCAAAGTTTCTTCCCACGAATAAACCTGTAACATTCGAGGGCTTTGATTGGTTTCGCATTAAGCGAAAGTTGATGTATCAACAGAAGGAGTGTTGAACATCGGAGGTACAGAAATAAAACTGTAAAATTGAGCATCATCTGCTCCGGCACGATATATTTTATGTACCGAGAAACCAGCAACGGGAGTGACAGTAGAATTTTCAGGAATTGAAAAACTAAGTCTACCTCCAGTAACATTGCCAGTAGGAGTATAATCTTCATAACTGGGAGCACCAGTAAATTGGAAGATCATTAAATCTCCAACACTTCGTGCCAGAGTTCGAGTATATTGAGGAAGTTCTACAGTAAGACTGCTGTCCTTCTCCAAAGAGTTTAATACCAATGGATAATTCACTGGATAAATTGATGGAGCTGAATTGATCATCATAGCAGAAGGAACACTGTTATCTTGAATATCATAGGATGAAACTACAGGTGCATGTAAAACGGCACCATTAGCAGTTAACAATCCTGTATCGATAACATCACGAAATCTAATTCCTCCACCTACCATGGCATAACATGAAGCCCAAATCGCATACGTATCAGCACTAAATGCTATTGTAGGATCAGCTAATATACCATTAATACATGGAATTGCGTCGGGAATGATCTTAATTGTTTTTCCATTATTGTCTCCACCAGCATTAGTCAAAAGTCTACGAATTGGCGTAAATCTTTTAATTAAAGCTCTAACACTAGTGATTTTCTCTCCAATACATGCAGAAGTCATTAAAACGGGATCGGCATTAGAAGTAGACGCTCCTAAGGGTTGACTAAATAGAGCGTCACCTTCACCGAGTTCTAAACCTTGCGGTATAATTCTAGAAGGATTATAAGAGAATTGACCCATAACGGCTACTTCAAAATCTTTTCCTCCATAAACTTCGGCCAATATGGTGATATTTGGAGAAACAGTTGTAGGTGCTACTAAAGGATCAACTACAGTAATAGTAATTTGTCCTATTCGCTCACCAAGTGTTGTCCATGGCCTTCTTGAAATATAAGGAACAGTAAATTCAACTTCAGTGCAATCTCTTATATCGACAATCATACGGTTTACATACTGTTCATTAGAAGTAAGCGATAATTCGTCAACAGGAAAGAATGCAATTGAAATTCGACCACTATGGAAAGAAGTTTTGACAATTTTTAACCGGTAGGTAAGTGAACCTCTCCAGTATTTGAATTGAGCAGCCAAGAATGAAACGGGAGGAAAGTGAGAAACTGTTCCTCCAACTCCAGCTGTATCAATACGAGCCGAGTATGGATCTACATTCCAACTTGTCAAAACAGTAGTACTAACATCAGTATCTCTCATAAGAAATTGTTGGAAATAAGCCGGTTTTGATTTAATGAATGAGAAATCCATTTCATCATAATCAGTACCAGAAATTCCAACAATAGGAAGAGTACCGGGTTGAGAAAGATATCCCAACGTTCTAGCATCGGAATCACCATCTACAGTTGAATGGCCTGGCATCGAAACAATTTGCATCCTTCCTGAATTTGAACCTGGATTTGGTTTAGATAATCCAAAGAAAGTTGCAACATTAGTAACGCAATCAGCCACCCAAGAAATAGGTTTAGCAATTACTCCCAATGTTGGAATATTAGCAAATTCTTTAAAGCCTTTTGCTAGAGGCGCAGAAATTCCTGAAATTGGACCTAAACTTTTATTTGAAGTCTCTTTTCTATCGAGTCCAGCCTGAGGAGAGGCTGCTCCGTAGAGAGAAACATTCTCAAAGCTTACGTATACTGTATAACCAGCTACGGTTGAACCCTCAGGAGTTATCATTGGAGAGTACGGATAAAGACTTAAATATCCTAAATCAGGATAATCGTCAAACGGAGAGTACATTCCATTTAAAGGATAAAAAGAAATTGGAGCTTGAAAAGGTATCAGCATTTCTGCTGCAGTATCATTCGCAAGATCCAATTCCACATGTGGAATAGTAGTTCGTTGGACTAAAGTTGCCATATGCATGTTTTGGAAATCAGTATTCTTCAGTTTGGATAAAGTAGGTGTCATTGCTCCATGATTAACCCAGCCTAGACAATATCTGCCTTGCTGGAACTTATTGGCGTTGACAACAATACGGACTCTCATGTCCATTCTTATTCCAAAGAAACCTCTAAGTTTTTCAGTCCACAATACTCCCTGTGGTGTTGTAAAAGCACTACGTGGTAGTCTTGTATTTGTGAGTAAACTATAAGTGTCTGAAATGGAAAAATTTCCACCAAACAATTTAACAGGTTTCTTCAAAAACGAAATAATATCATCAGTAGCTGCTTGTGATTGGAAAACACGCAGCATTGTTGAATCAATATGTGTAATATGTGTCTCATCTTGTGACACAACTTTATGGTCATCAACAAAAGTTGTTGTTGCCATTTCTGTTTGTTGACCGTCAGTAACTTCGACTTCGCGGTCATGAGGGACTTCCATTGGTTGCCCCTTAGGGTTGCTAGCCATGTGGCCAACAGGTGCGTCACTAATGACGACATTTTCTTGTTTAATTGTAGCAAGTGAATTTATTAACTACATGCGTACACTCATATGCACATAGCAGAATAGATCTATTTGTTTGAGAGGGCTGCTCTCGTCCTGTTTGTGACTCTTCCTAAATAGGCAGGACATTCCGAATCATAGCAATTAAAAAGACATTATCTATTCTAACGTAATTTGTCTAATTAAAGATCACATGACCAGTTGCTTTCGAAGCATTAGAATTCGTATTTTAACTTCAATACTGCATCTAAACATAAATTGTATTTTAACGGAATTTCGCCGTGAGGTTTCATATGTGGAAAAACCTCTTGTTTAAGTTCTAAAAGATGTTTCTTCCAGTACTCAAATTTTTGTTCACCATGCAGAGAAAATTCTCGAATGGCAAAAACTAAGTTATCTAAACTGATTTGGGATCCCTCTCTGCCTTTCTGAGTCCAGTTAAGCATTTCTGCTATGGCTTCTTCTCTAAGGGGAGCTACCCATCTGTTTAGATGTTCTATTTTTATAAAAGAACGTTTCAAGAATTCAACGTCGGTAATCGGTCTAAAAGCATACATAGCTTCACCTTTTAATTCTGTTGTATATTTATTTCCCGTTTCAGCCATTAATGTAGGTAAAGTTAATTCATTAAACTGTTCCCTATAAGGCTTACTTACTGAAAATATGTTGTCATCTCCGAGAATGCAGACATACACATTGTCATTAAATGACTCTATGTTTAAGCCCGCATTAATCCAAGACAAACGGAATAAAACGTTGTTGTATATTGTATTCAAAATAGCAGTCATCGGATTTCCCGAAGGCAATGCTGAATGCCAAAAATAAACATGGTCCTCATAAACGTGCCTTGAAAAGACGATTTCTTGATAAAGTTGAGTCCTGATTTTATTATCGGGATTATCTGCACCATACCATCTATTAATCATCTCTTCGATAGCATTATGAATAACGGGCCACTGTCTGGCATCAAACTGACCTTGATCACCAGCTGCAATAACTGATTCGCTCGAATGATCTGAAAATTTTAATAATCTTCTGGCTAATGAATCCCAGTCAGAACCGTATGGATTAACTCCTACTGCGGAACCAACATTCAGATTCATAGAAAAGTAATCACTAATAAATGCTCCAAAATAAGACCTAAATAGACATAAAAGTACAAAAGGACAAGCACTAAATAAGCGAGTTTTTCCTATTATAACTTTTTCTCTAGGTAAGGTTTCATCCTTTAAACATTGTTTATAGACAAAGAATGGTCTGATATTAGACTTATACATATCTACTACACGATCGTACTCCTTTCTTAAAGAAGCTAACGCTGCTTGCGAAGCCTCAGCGTTGCCATCCTGCATAGCTTGATAGTAAATTTTCTTAAAATTTGTCTTATCATTGTTACTCATAGGAAAACCCGAACTGGTGCTAGAAGCAATACTGTTCAGATTCTCGAAATGATGTAAAACCGTTTCTAAATCATATATACCACGTTCACTGGTTTTAATTTTTGAATGTGCTATAAGTAAATTTTCGTATGAATTAATAGCCTGATCCACCTTATCCACATCAATAGGTGGGGGAATCAGACTATATTTAGAGAAAGATAATAATCCTGGGTCTATAACTACACCATCTTTATTAGTAAAACTTCTTAGTTTAGCAGGTAACGTTCCTACTGAGGCATAACTGCCGGGAAGTTTGCTATGGAACTTAGATTTTTGTAAATTAGACCTGGAAGGACTTGCTCTAAAGAAAGATGGTGAAATTTTGTATCGAGGAATTAAACCAGATTGGGGAACCAAAGTCGGTTGCTCCAAATATGGTGGATGTTCCATTTTCTCAAAAACTTCTTGTTTGCCATAAGTGGCATCAATGGTTTCACGCAACGATTCTTGATCGTAAGAGCATGAAACTCCAAAATTGGTACCTCCGGCAACATGCATTCCACAGAATACTCTATTTTCATAATTTCCATCTTGTAGGACTAGCAATGATCCACAATCTCCATTACCACTATTTGTATTATACATAAAAGTGTTATTTAGAGCATATCCAGTACCTGGATCGGACCATACAGCATCTACTTTGATAGAACCTTTGTTTAGAGAGGTGGTAACATAGCTTGAATTTATAAAAATCGCATTTGGATCATTAACTGCTGCTCTGGTACCAAATAAGATAGCATTGAAACTTGTAGTTCTACATAAATTTTGTAAATCTTTCCGTGTAAGCACGTTCGATATTAGACCTTTAGATAACTTTTGAGCTCCACTGATTTTTAGCAGACAAACGTCTGAATCGGCAGCAGAACTAGTAGTTTTAATTTTAGTCATAAAATCATGTAAAGTGACTCTAAGAATAGATTTTCCATTTGTGGTAGTAAAAATAACTTCAGGATTTTCTATTTCCCTTTCTTCAACATATTTAGCTACAAGCATAACAAAGTGAAAAGGGAACATAAAAATTTGTCCTTCAATATTAGTTGCATGTCCCAGTCTTTTGATATAGGAACTTTCACCACCCACGGACAAGTACATAATGTAAAAGTATTTATTCACACATTTGGCTAATACGTCAGTGGCATTATTTTTGACTCCAAAGTCAAGACCATCAAATTTCGGCAAAAGGTGCAAATCTAAATCCATTGCTAATCCCTGTGGGGATATGTTGTGAGGGACATTAATTTTTGATAGAGGCACAATTTTCTTGTACTCTACTTTAGTTCTGTTCATACGGCTGTAATCAACAGATTCAGGTTCTAAATTATATTCTTCAACGGAAGTAAAGATTTTATATATCTTATAACAAATTGGTATTAAA